TGGGCTGGGAATGCTTGGTCCGGACCTCGAACCCGTGCCGGTCCAGGGACCGCTCGATGCGTTCGGCGAACTCCTCGGCCGTGGGGACGGGAAAGCCTTCCGCGTCGGCCAGCGCCCGGATCAACGCATCACGGGCCATCATCACTTCTCCCCGTAGACTGGAGCCACGCCGACCTCGCGCGCCGCGTCGTCGATCATGTTCAAGATGTCCGCCAGCACGAACGGCTGACGGTCAGTAGGCTGGACATCACGTCGTTCCATGGCCCGGTCGTTATCTGCCGTGCCCTCGGCCCAGCCCTGGGCCGCCCGCCGCATCGCGGCCAACGCGTTGATGGCCCCGGTCTGGTTCATCACCGGCGTATCGTCGCGCTGGGCTTCCAAGCGCTGGGCTTCCAAGCGCTGGGCTTCCAAGCGCTGGGCTTCCAAGCGCTGGGCTTCCAGCTCAGCCTGCTTCTTGTCGGCCCTCATCTGATCGGCCGAGTCAGCCGCGTCGATGACGTTGCTCAGGTTGGTGTTGGCCACGCCCCAGGTCACCTCGTGAGCCACCATTGCCGCCACCTGGGCGTAGGTCGCCTTCCCCTCGACAGCCCGCTCGATCCCGTTGATCGACTCCCGGGCGATCCGGTCGGCCAGGTCGTGCAGTCGGCGGACCACGCTGCCCACGTTGCGCTCCAGGCGCTGACGCGCGCCCGCTTCCATCCCCATCCGGTAATCACTCATGCCGGTTACATTACCGTCATGCCTGCGAGGTGTCAACACGTTCACCTCCTCTTGACGTCGCATTGCCGGGATCTGTCCAGCCTCAGCCCAGGGGAGACAAGCCCGAGACCGGCATCTGGCCCTGAGGCTCAGCCAGCCCGGCCGTGCCGCGCATCCGATCCGCCCACATCGCCATGGCGATCGCGTCACCCCGGTCCGGGGAGCGGCCCAGCCGCTCGACCACCTTCTCCTTCGGCTCCACTTTGATCTTGGGCGGCAAACCGGTCTGGACCTCCCAGGTCGGCGTGGTCAGGTCGGAGATCATCAGGTCATCCGGAGGCAGCATCAGCACCGGCTCGAACGCCGGATCCATCAGCTCCCGCAGGTTCCAATACGCGGCCGAGCGGGTGTTGGTGAACCCGAACTTGCCCGAGCGGTCACGCACCTGAGCCTTGCCCGAGCCGGTGTACGCCAGCGGGCGCGCGCCCACCTCCTTGAGCCGGTCATAGACCCCGGCCCCCAGGCCGATCACGTCGATGATTGCCCTGCCCTCCAGTCCCTGGAGAGCGGACACCTGACTCATCGTGTCCCGCCGCCGGTTGCCCTCCAGCACGATCGCCGCGCCGTCACGCCGGGCCAGCACCGACTCGTCGCCACCCCGGCCCACGTCGACGCCGGTCCACAGCGGCCCGCCCTGGGGAGGACGGCCAGCGCGATCCCAGACGTGCCAGCGCTCGATCGCCGCCTCCAGCCAGGCCAGCGGGATCACGGCGTCCTCGTCGCTGGCGTGGAACTCGCCCAAGACGCGGTTGTGGTAGACCGCTGAGTCAGCTCCCCACTGGGCGCTGCGCTGCTCGGCCCACTGCCGGGAGATCCGGCCCGAACTGATGGCCTCCTCCAGCGTGACGTGCCGGGTCCACCAGTCCTCGTATCCCGGCGCGCGCCGGTGGATGTCATAGAACCGGCCGGACGGCGGCCCGGGCGTGCTCATGGCGAACGCGTACGCGTTGTCGGCCGTGTCGGGACCGGCGTTGGAGAACGCGCCCTCAATCGAGTCCCAGGTGGCCGGGGGCACGATCTTTGCCTCGTCAAGCAAATACAGCAGCTCCTCGGCGTGCGCGCCCTCGATGCGCTCCGGCTGGTTCGACGCCACGGCCGTGGCCGCGCCGTTGTTCAGCTTCAGCCGCAGGTCCAGCAGCTCAGTCCGGGGGTTGAACGGGGAGCGGCCCAGCGTCTCGAAATCGATCCGGCCCGCCCACTTGTGGATCTCCGGCCACAGATAGACCTCCAGGTGCCGCCAGGCCGAGGCCGTGGTGATGATCTTCCAGTCCCGGCCACCCAGATCCCGCGTGGTCGCGAACCAGTTCACCAGGACCGCGCCCATGAACGACTTGCCCAGGCCGTGCGGGCCGCGTACGGCGACCCGGCGCTGGACGGGGAGCGCGTTCAGCACCTCCCCCTGGTAGCCCGCCAGATTGACGTTGAGGCAGTCACGCGCCCAGGCGGTCGGGGAGTGCATCCACCGGCTCAGCGACGACCGGGCAATGTACTTGGCCGCCAGATCGACTTTCACAGTCGTCGGCCCAGCATCGCGGCGAACTCGTCGGCCAGCTTCTTCTGCTCGGCCCGGCTCATCTTGCGCTGACTGTTGATCCGCTCCCGGGTGGCCCGGGCTACCTGTGCCCGCTGCTGGGCCTTTTCCGGTCGCCAGTGCTTGCACCCGGTCTCCAGCGGCACGAGCTCTCCGCACGCGCCACACGGACTCATCGCGGCGTGCCAGGGCAGGATCGTCATCGGTTCTTCCATTCCTCGCTCGGCTCGGGCAGGCCCGACTCAGCAGTCACGTCGATCACCCCGAGGTAGGCCTGGATCAGCTCGGGCACCTTCTCCTCCTGCTGGGGAGTCAAATCCAGGTTCTGCATCACCATCAGGATCCGGCCCACGACCAGATCGCCCCAGCGCTCCGCAAGAGAGGTCAGCCGGTCGGAAATCCCCATGTCGTGCGCGACCTTGGCGAACCGGACGGCCCGGTCGCGCTCGGCGGCCTCCAGGCCGACCAGCGCACGGACCTCCTCGTTGGTCGCGTAGATGTGGCCTTCCTTGCCCGCCGCGCCGTACTTGTACCCGATCAGGCCGTTCTTCTGGACCGCCGTGTCCGGCTCCAGCTCGGTCGTCTCGGTGCCTTCTTCCTCAACCTGGCGGCGCAGGAGCTCGCCGTACATCGCCGCGCGCAGCCAGCTCTGCTGGAGCAGTCCCATCACGGCCATCCCGGCATCGATCCGGGTCCCCGGCTCGGGCTTGCCCAGTGCGGTCCACGCGGTGATCCGGGCCTCTCCCTTGGCGATCGCCACCTCGGCCCGGTGCCCGGCGTGCCGTTTGCAGTTCGACGTGCCGCGCACAGCCGGGGAGTGACACTGCCCGCCGTACTTCTTGCTGCACTTGCATTCGAGCCGGTCGTGTTCCGGGCACCAGCGAGCGTTGCCGGGATTGTTGGCCTCGTTCAACTGCTCGCGATACTTCATATTCCGGGTGCCCATAGGTGTCATCCTAGTCTGGAGTCACCGGGCATCTGAGACCTCCCCGGCTTGACAGTGAAGTGTCATCAACGCTACCCCGGATGCACCGGACCCGCCCTGCCTGGGACGGGGAGGTCAGCAGGCAGAGCGGGTCCGGGCGGTGCGGCCCGCGTCGTCACGCGGACCGCTATCTCATGGCCGAGCCCACATGGGGCAATCGAGCTCAGCCGGTGAAGGTCACCTTACGACGCCGGGTCACGGCGAGCACCAGGACGCCAGTGCCGATCAGCACCGCGCCACCGGCGATGGCCAGCGCCATGCGCGGCCCGGTCACCGGCAGGGTCGGCTCACTGCCACCGGCACCGGCGACGATCGGATCGTCGCTGGACGACTCGTCCGGCTCCGGGCTCCCCGTGCTCTCGCTCGGTGTCACGGTCGGCGGGGTGGTCACGGTGGCCGAGGTGCTGGGGACCGGGTGGCCCGGGGGCACCGTGTCGTCCACGGGCTTGCTCGGGATGAAGCGCGGGCAGTCCAGCTTCCAGACCTGGCCGTTGAACGAGACCGACGCGACCGTGGTGGTCACCGTGCCGGGCGGGTTCTTGGTGTATCCAACCCCGAACGAGAAGACGTTCTTGCTCTTGCCCTTGGACAGCACGAGCGCCGTGGGGTTGGCGTTGGAGTAGGTCTGGCCACCGGTCGTCATGTCCCACAGGTGGCTGCTGGCGTTCCAGCGCAGCGTCGCGTACCCGGAGCCGTCCGAGTCGCGGACCTCGACCGAGAAGAACGAGGGCTGATCCGGGGCCGGACTGGCCGTGTAGGCACCGGAGGTCAGCGTGTCGGTGGACAGCGTGATCGCGTGGTGGATCAGGTCGTCGCCCGAGAACACCAGGCCCTTCTCGCCCGGCGTCGGCTTGCGATCGGCCTCGTCGGGGTTGACGTACCAGCCGTTCAGGTTCTGGCACCCGGCGTAGCTGGGCTCCCCGGGCGGGGTGACGATCGTCGCCTGAGCCGGTCCGGCCAGCACGACGATGCCAGCGGCAAAGAGACCGGCCGCAGCCGCGAGCGCGGCCAGGGTCTTCTTCATCGGAAACCTTCCTATTGATTCGTCTCGATTCGCCCGGGACCTTACAGCCTAGGCGGGGAGGTGGTCAAGGTCTGAGACTACTGACCCAGCGCCGGGATCACGATGTCGTGCTCGGCGCAGCCACCGGCCAGCGAGGAGTAAGCCTGGGTCATCGGGCCGATCATCGCCAGCGCCATCCCCAGGTTGCTCTTGTTGTCCTTGCTCTGGAACTGCCAGGTCAGGTCGACCATGCGCAGACCCGGTTCCGCGATCTCCGGGTACCGGCTGTCGCGGAACACCTGGCGCAACTCCTTGTAGGTCTCCGGCGTCAGGCTCTCGTCGCGGCCGGTCGGCTTGGTGCCGTCCGCCAGGGCCTCGCACGCCGCGATGCCGGAGTCCTTGCCGATCAGCGGGATCCCGGCCGGGAGCACGTTGGCCACCCGCAGCGCCAGCGCCAGAGCGATCACCGCGCAGACGGCAGCGATCACCCCGGCCAGCCGAGCCCAACTCCTGCGCGGGGTGATCGGCTGGGTCAACAGGCCGTCGTGCTCGTCCAGCTCGGCGCTGGGCGGGTAGTCCCAGCCGGGGCCGTGGAACGTGGCCTGAGTCTTGTCGTTGCTCATGAGTTCGGTCTCCTTGGTGAGGGGGCCGCGCCGGACGGGCGCGGCCCCGATGATCACTTGCTGTAGCAGAGAGACCAGTCGGTCCCGGTCTTACTGACATCCGCCATGATCGGGACGCCCTTCCAGTCGAAGGTCATCGCCTCGACCACGGCCCGCCCGATCTCCTCGGCCTGGGCCTCGGGGACGGACAGCACGATCTCGTCGTGGATCTGAGCCCGGAGCATCGGCCGGATTATCGGATCCATCCGGAGCAGGCCGGTCATCATGATGTCCCGGGCCGCGCCCTGGCCCATCAGCGCCGGACCTTGCGTCCAGGCGCGGCCCGGGTCGGGCCGCATCTTCCGGCCGAACCCGTTGTCCAGCAGCGCGCCGGACTCGGCCAGCGCCCGCACCTCCCCTTGCCACTCGACCAGCCGGGGGAAGCGCTCGCGCATCGAGGTGTCGAACATCCGGACCACCTTCGGCGGGATGTCGTTGCTCTCGCTGATCCGCTTCAGCGACTCGCCGTAGTTCCAGCCGTGTCCGATCGCCTTGGCCTGCTCCCGGAACTTCACGTCCCCGAACAGGGCGACCGCCAGGTCACTGTGCGGGTCATCGTTCTTCAGCATCTCGATGTACGCCTGGTCCTGGCTCAGCCCGGCCACGGCGCGCATGTCGACCTGGCTCAGGTCGGCCGAAATCAACACCTCGCCCGGGTCGGGGAGGAACACCGCGCGCTCGACGTGGCGGCCACCGCGCTTGCCGAACACGGTCAGGCCGGGCTTGGTCACCGACCACCGGCCGGTCGCCTGGTCGAACCCGATCTTGGGGTGGACCCGGCCGTCCGGACAGGTGTAGTCCAGCGCGGTCTGGTAGACCGAACGCGCGCCGACGATCCGATACACGGCCTTGGCGATCGCGACCACCTGCGGCTTGTCCCGGTAGTCCTGGCCTAGCCGGATCATGTGCTCAGCCGACACCTGGAACTCACCCGAGGTCTCGGTGCGCCAGAACCCGTCCGGGCTGACCCCGGCCTCCACGAGCGCCTTCTCCAGCGCGGCCTTGCCCGCCTTGGTGGACAGCGGGCTCTTGTACGCCACACCCTTGTCGCTGGCCAGCGGCACCCCGGCGTGCTCGGCCAGGAAGCCCAGGGCCTCGGCCTTGCGCTCATTGATCTCGGTCACCCGCTGGTTCAGCAAGGGGAGGTCAACCAGGAAGCCGTTGTGCCGGATCTGGGCGGCCAGCGCGGCGACCTGGTGCTCACGCACCAGGTATTCCGGCATCGTGCCGCCCATCTCCTCCAGCAGCCGGACGTGCAGACGCCGGGACAGCTCCACGTCCTGAACCATGTACGACTGGAATAGCCGCGCGTCCTCGGCCCGCTCCGGATCCGGGTCCTCGGTGTCGGTCGGGATCGCTCCCCACCCGCCGTACTTCTTCGCGAGCGGCTGGGAGATGTCGGTCAGTTTCTCGCCCAGCCCGTACTTGTGACCCATCGTGGCCAGGTCGTACTTGCGCTGAGCGTCCACGCCCTTGTCGCGAGCCATCGGCGGGTCCAGATAGCGACCGGCCAGCAGGCCATCGAACAACCGACCCTGCTCGGCCATCCGGTGCACCTCGGACATGGTGAGCGTCCCGGCCCGCACCAGCGCGGGCAGATCGAACGCCACGATGTTGTGCCCGGTGACGACCTCCCCCTGGTGGATCCGGGCAGTCACGTCCTCGGCCACCGTGGAGCCGCCCAGGGCGATCACGTCCCGGTCGTCGTGAGCGACCGCACCGATCCGGATGTACTGGTCACCCGGCTCGACGTAGAGATCGTCCGCGCTCCCGGTCTCCAGGTCGAACGTCGCGGTTTCCACACGCTCATCCACAGGCTGTGGACCGACCTCGGGTTCTGACAGTTCACTGTCAGACGCCGGACCGCGCACCTCTTCGTGGCCCTCGCCGTCCGTGTCCTCCGGGGCTGGGCCGCGCGCCTCGGCGTGCTCGTTCTCCGGCGCGGGCTCAGGCTCCGGGTCCGGCTCGGGCTCCGGTGTCGTGCCCGGCGCGGGAGGAAGATCTTCGTCCTGCTTGAACACTTGCCACTGGCTGACGTGCCCGTGCGTGGACGAGATCCGCTCCAGCCAGTAGTCGCCGTAACGGCGGCCCCGGAGCCGGGAGTAACCCTCACCTAGGCTCTTGCCATAGGCCTTGTCGGTCGGGTCGTCCAGCTTCGGGGGAGCGAGATACCCGGCCGGGTCGCTCAACGCCTTCTCCCGGACCTGAGCCGTCTTGAACGGCGTGGCCCCGAACTGGTCCCGCAACCACCCCAGGTGGCCCTCCCAGTACTGGGTCTCGAAATCGGACTCCGAGCGCCAGACCTTCAGGTTGCCCAGGAAGCCGTCTAGTCCGGCCGTCTCCACGATGCCACCGGCGATGCGCTCCCAGGCCTCGAACGACCCGAACGACACACCGCGCGCGGGCCGGGGGGAGCCGACAGCGAACCAGGCCCGGACCAGGGTCAGGATCGCGGTCATCAGTTCGGCCCGGTGCTTACGGGTCCAGCTCCCCAGGTCGAGACCGGATGTGCCAGGGTGCCGGAAGCTTTCCGACTTGCGGTCCTGCGGGTTGGCGTACCGGGGCCGCAGCGCGATCCGGTAGACGCGCCGAGTGATGTCGCCCTTGACCACAACCTGGTTCCCCAGCGACATCCACGTGACCCGGTTCGGGAACTCGGCCATGGTGGACACGCCCAGGATCCGGTCCTGCCAGGTCTCGGCGGTCAGCGCCTGGGCCAGGGGAGCGCCCTCCAGGGTGTGGGCCTCGTCAAAGACGAAGAACTCGGCACCGGTCCGGAAGGCCGCCGTGATCTGCTTGCGCAACTCATCCGGCTCGGACACCCAGTTCATCGGCTGGGCGGCCTGGCCGGTGTAAACGGTCAGCACCGAGTCGGCCAGCAGGTTCTTGCCGACACCCATCTGGAGCCCATCGACCACGGCCAGCGGCACCTTGGGGACCATGCCCCGGATGGCCGGGGTGATGAGCAGGGCGAGCACGTTGGCCCGGTCGGTGTCCGAGTCGAACGGGAAGTCTCCCAGCCATTCTTCCAAGAGCAGGCGACGCGCCGCCGTGATCTCCTCGGCGCTCGGGTCCTCGGGGACCTTCAGCCCGTCGAACACCGGATCGGGCACGAGCAGGGTCCGGGTCTGCTGGTCGTAGCCTGGCTCGGTGACGATCGTGCCGTCCGGCCGGACGAAGGGAGCATGGCTGATCCGCTCCAGCACCGAGAACACCTCGGCCCGGCTGGAGGTCGCGGACAGCGTGTTCGCGTCGGGCCAGGCGAACGTGTAAGTCGTACCATTCGCGCCCTCGTTCTTGTTGACCGTACGCGCCGTCTCCTGCACCAGGTCGTTGAATGACCCCCGATCGACGGGACGCATGACATCGCCCTTGCGCCGGGAGATCACCCCGCCGTGGCAGAACAGGTCCGTACCGTCCCACTTGTCAACCAGCGCCGTGGTGAGCGCGTTGATCACGTCGCGCCGGTCGTCGTTGCAGATGATCGTGGCCCGGTCACCGCCCGAGGGCGGCTCGCCGTCGCCCTTCTTCTTCCCCTTGGGCTTGGTCTCGGCGGGCTTTGTCTTGGCCCCCATGATGATCCTTTCCAGGAATGCGGCGCGGCGGTCCGCGCGCCGCGCGCCGAGCACGTCATCCAGCCCGGACTTGCCACCGGAGAGCTGGCCGAAGGAAACCTTGGTCGCGCCCTCCATCCGCAGCGCCTCGGCCAGCTTGATACCGGCCTCGTAGACCTGTGGGTTCTCAGCCGCATCGGCGTCCAGGATCACCGTCACCTCGCGGCCATCGGCGGCCATCAGGTCAGCGATCGGCTGTCCGTCGATCTGCCATGAGCGGCACCCGGCGATGCCGTAGACGGCCACGCCGGGAGGTGCGTAACTGGCGGCGGCCAAAGCCTGCTTGGTGCCCTCCACGATCAGCATGACCTCGGAGTCCTCCAGCGGCCGGACGGCCCAGAGAATCGGGGTCATGTCCTTGCGGAACACGTATTTGCGCAACCGGCCGCGCGCGTCCTGGGTCGGGTCGTCCGGCCGGACCTGGATCTCGGTCTCTCCGGCCTCGTTGGTCCAGGGGAAGAGGATGGCTGGGAAGTTGGCCCAGTTCGGCCAGACCCCTTCCAGATCGGCCGTGTCGGCCCGGCTGAGCAGCGAGCGGACCCCGAGAGCCTGGGCCAGCTCCACGTCCACGGCCTGCTTGGCGAGGAATGCGGCGTGCTCCGGACTGAGGCCATGTGTCCGCTCTGGCGTGTTATCGTCAGCCACAGTTCGGTCTTCCTTCCGATGTGAGGGTTGATCTCTCCGGGCCGGTCCTCCAGGGGGACCGGCCCGGCTCCTTCTGCGGACCCTATGCCCTGTTGTCCGAGCTCACGATGTGCTTGATGGCACGCAGTTTGGCCACCAGTTCTTCTCTGGTCAGGCTGTAGAAAGCGTGTTCCAGCAGACCTTTGGCCTCAGCCAGCTTGGCCTCAGCACGCTCGGCCCATTCCCGGTTCCGGTCGGCCCGAGCCCTCTCGGTCATCCGGTCGGAGTCCAGATTGACAACCTGATTCTCCAGTGCGTTGATCCGGGTCCGAAGTGGAGCAGCCACCAGCTCGGCCTCGCTGGCCTGGAGGTCGCCCACCTCCTCGGCCGTGTAGAGCCGTTCGGTTGACGGTGCACCGTCAATCACCCGGTTGGTGATCCGGTACTCGCCGCTCAGCTCGATGTCGAACCGCTGGCCCTCCGGGACCTCGACGCTGACTCGGTTCTCCCGGGTCTCGTCGTACGTCTTGATCTTGATCTGCATTCGGACCTCCCCGTCCTTGGACCCTCAATTAAAACTGAGGAGTTCTTGAATACGCGCTGACCGACGTTCGCCCATCATCGGCAACAGTTTTCGCATCAATTCCCGAGCTGGCTCGCCCTGGATTTTGGTCCGGTACTGGTCCTGGTAGCCCTTCCTCTGGGCCGGGATCAGCCAGGCCGTTCGACCGAACATCTCAGCTACCCGATTAATGACGTCCAGATCAGTCATCTTGACCTCTATCACCGGGCAATTCCGATCAGCTCGATTGCTGAAACAACCTTCCCCTTCCAAAAGTCCGGCGAGCCACGCCAGTTCAACGTCTGTCATGCCTGTCAGGTTAGCAGAGCGGGGGCACCGTGGGTACCCCCGCCCTAGTTTGGTTGGGACCTGAGCCCCCCCCGTTCGATATCGCTACCTTACAGCCTTGCCTCTCAGGTCTGCAACCCTATACCGGAACGCCCAGCTTCCTCATCGCCCGCCTGGCCGTGATCCGGGTCAGCAGGTCGGTCGCCTCGCCCTGGGTCCTGATCCGGCCCAGCGCGCCCTCGGGCAGGCCCTCCCGGACCAGGCGGCCTTTCTGGAGCTCGGAGACCGGCCGGTTGAGCCAGCTCGCGCTGCGCTCGTTCAGCTTCTGGAAGGCCTTGGCGTGATCCTCGCCGATGCCGCGCGCCCAGTCGCCCGGGATCTGATCGTGAATCACTCTCATCTTGCCAGCGTCATACGTCGCCAGCTTCCAGGTGTCGGGACCGGCCGGGGCCATGACGACGATGCCCGGCCCGGCCCCGAGGCACCAGCCCGGCCCGATCGGCAGCCAGCGCAGCCGTGAGCTCCCGAACACGTCGATCCGCCCACCGGCGTGCACCCGGCAGTTGTCGTGCCGCCTGTGGCCCTCAGAGACGGTCCGGGCGGGGAGGTATCGATGGCAGAGCTGGCACCGGTGACCTTCTGGCGCGGCGCAGTCCGGGGTGCCGCAGGTCGGGCACGCCTGCTTCTCGCTGGGCTCCTCGCGCTTCTTGCGCGGGTCGTCCAGGTCCAGGCCGAGATCGACCAGGCCGACCAGTTCATGCCGGGTGCTCGCGCCGACCACGTCCAGGACCAGGAGATCCTTCTTCCCCGGGCTGACCCGAGTCCCCCGGCCGACCATCTGGACGTAGAGCCCGTGGAACCTAGTCGGCCGTCCGATCAGCACGGCGTCGACCGAGGGCTCGTCAAACCCCTCGGTGAGAACGGCACAGTTCGATACCCACTGGGTCTCGCCGGTCTTCAGCCGGGCCAGGATCGCGGCTCGCTCGTCGGTCGGGGTGTTGCCGTCCACGTGCTCGGCCCGGAAGCCCCGAACCCGCAGCGCCTCGGCTAGCAGCTCTGAGGTCCGGACCGTGGGGAGGAAAGCCACGCCTTTGCGGTCCTTGGCGTGCTCCAGCACCGCGTCAGCCATCTGCTCGATAGCGCCAGCGGCCTCCAGCTCCTGGCCCAGGTCACCCCCGGAGTAGTCGCCACCGGTCTTGCGGACCTTGCCCATGTCCATCCGGGTCTGGATCACGTGCGCCGGGAGAATCGGGCACAGGAAGCCACGGAAGATCGCTTCCCGGATTGACAGGTAACTGACAACCTTCTCCCACACCCCGAGCGTCTTGCCGTCCCGCTCCGGAGTCGCGGTGAAGCCGACCGCCAACGGGCCGTACGGCCGGAACGCGCCCATCGCCGTGAGCACCTTGGTCCAGCTCGGAGCCGGAGCGTGATGGGCCTCGTCCGCGATCACCGTCCCGAACGGGGAGCGGGTGTGCGAGTTCAGGAGCTGGGCCAGCCGCTTGTCCGACTGCACGGTCGGCACGCTGGCGATCACCACGTCCGCGTCCAGCTCGTTGCGTTCAGCCTTGACGATGCCGGTCTTCAGCTCGGGCGCGATCCACCCCAGCTTCTCGGCAGCCTGGCTTGCCAGTTCCTCGCGGTGAAGCAAGACCAGCGACCGGCCCCGGTCGGCCCGGCGCTTGATCGCGTGCCCGAAGGTGACGGTCTTGCCCGTCCCCGTGGGGTGCACGACCAACGGCCGACGCACCCCCTCGCGCTCGGCCTGCTCGATCGAGTCCAGCGCTTCCACCTGGTAGTCGCGTGCTTCCAACATGAGAGCCACCTTACCGTCATGCCTGCTAAGTGTCAACGTCCAGGGTGAGGGTTCATCCGAGTCCGCCAGACCGGGACTGGATCCAGGACATCTCTGGTCTTGCCCGCGCGCCACGAGCCGCATTTGAAGCCGGGTCTGGCCCCGCAAATCCCGCAGGTCCGTGACATCCGGGTCCCACCCTGGGGAGGGATGACCCAGCCTCGTTTCGCGCCTCTACTCACTGTCTTCCCAGGCCCAAAGCAGGCTCTTGCCGGTCATCGCCTCGACCGAGATGACCTCGCGGCCTTCACGTTCCAGCCAGCGCTCGATCGCTCCCCAGCCCGCCGCGACCGGCACCCGGCCCGAGCCGGTCACGTACCAGAGACCACCGGCCTTCAGCATCGCGTACGTGTAGACCTTGGGGTTGGTCCGGCCGCGCGTCTGATCCGGGTCGTCCGTCACCTGGTCGTCGTATTTGATCTTGAACAAGAGCACGGTCTCGTTCGCGACCGTCTTGTTGTCCAGCTTGAACTTCACCGTCATAACTCCTAAGTCGGGAGAAAGAACGGGCCGCCCGTACCGAGCCCCGTCGCAATGAGGCTCGGGCCGAGCGGCCCAGATCGGGGAGGTCAGGCCTTGGCCCGGATGAGGCCAACCCCGAACTTCTTGTACTTCTTGCCCTGGAAGCGGCCCTTGCGCAGCACGCCCTCACCGGTGTACTTGACGGCCAGCAGGTCGCCCACCTTGGGGTCCTTGTCCTGGAGCTCGCGCTTCAGAACCGCGCCGTACCCGATGATGCGGTACTTGTCCCCGGTCTTGGTCTCGATCGTGACCACCGGGCACATCGCGTCCTCGTCGTTCGCCGCGAAGTCGGACCGGATCTCACCGACCTTGATGACCTTCCCGGCCACACCCTCGCCCGGCTCGCTGGGCACCCAGCCCTCGGAGTCGTCGTCCTCCACGCCCTCCAGGAGGTCGTCCAGGTCCGCCCACTCATCGGCGGCCTTCTCCTGCTGGTCCTGGGCGAAAATCTCGTCCACCTCGTCCTGGGCGGACTTGTCGTTCTTGGCACTGCTGGTGGCCATTAGGACCACCTTTCTGTGAGTTGTTCGATGTGCGTTGGGTTGGTGCGACCCGGCCGGACCGTTGCGCCTCCTTGGCATTCGCCGTGGTGGCGCTGTGGTCCAGCCGGGCCAGCCGGGTTCTGGTGGGCCGACTCCCCTGCTCGTCTCTCCGAGCGGTCACGCCTAGCTCTTGCGGCGTTCCGCCAGAAGCGCCATCCCCGTCCCGTACGGCGTGCCGGGTTTGTGCCCGGTCCCCTCCCGCACGAACACGGTGGTCACCTCGCTGGCAGAGCTGGATTCGAACCAGCATCCCCGGTCGCGTGCCGGGTGTCCTAGGCCAATTGTGACGACCTGCCATTGGTGCTCGTCTCTCCGAGCCGTCATACCCTCTGGGTATCGTCACCAGGATCAGTAGCCTGGTCCACAGGGTTCGCCCGCGTCCAGCTCTCGTTCATTGCTGGTCTGACCTGCCGCGCACCCCAAACTCGTCTCGGTCGTGCCCCGACGTGGACTCGAACCACGCTCGCCTCTCATGCGCCATTCTTGAGGCTGACAACTGCCTATCCAGGGCTTGCGCCCGGGTTGACCTCGGTCAGAGCCCGGACCGTTCCACTGGGGTGTCCACCCGACTTCCAGGGACTAGGCCCCAGGCCGGGGCTTGTTTGCCCTCTGCTCACTACATTACAGCAACGCCGGTCAGGTGGCAAACCTGACACTGAAGTGTCAGGCTTCGGCCTTCTTCTTCAGCTCCGGCGGGACGGTGATCGTCATCCGGCGATACCGGCTCGGCACCGTCACGGCCTGGGCCACCTCGGGGTAGTCGCGCTTCAGCATCTCCACGTCGACCCGGGAGCCGTTGACCGTGGGGTAGCTGACCACCTTGGTCCCCCGCTCGTCGCCCTCCTTGGGGATGTAGGCCGCGCCCGCGTCACCGGTCCACATCCGGAAGTAGTTCTTGTACTGGTCCAAGTCGGCCTCAGCATCCTCCAGCCGCTTCTTGGCCCGCCAGTACTCCACCAGAGCGTCCTCAGAGCCCTCGGGCAGATCAGTGGCCGGGTGGACCACCACCGGGTTGATTTCTTTCAGCAGCTCCTCGGTCCGGGGGTGCCGGAAGTTGTGCATCGGCAGCTCCTCCCCCAGGATGTTGTCCTTCCAGAACCGGGTGGCCTCAGCCGCCATCTCGTCGTACCAGTCCTGGTCAAACTGGATCTCCACGGTGAAGAATTGCCGCTCACTGCCCAGCACCAGGCACCCGAGGTATGCCACGGGGAGGCCGATAATGCCCATCTGCCACTGGCATTGAGCCTGGTAACTCAGTGGGGCCGAGCCGGTGTTGATCGTCTTGGGCGAAATGACGCCGGACTCCCAGTGATCGTCCTGACCGGCTGTCTTGCACTCGATCAGGGCCTGGGCTTTCCAGGCGCGCGGCCGGGTGGCGAACCGGTCCGGGGTGACCCGCAGGACCGGGTTGTCCCGGCGCGCCCAGAGGCCGCCAGCGAACCGGCTCACCAGGCCGATCTCCTCGGCAGTCTTCTCGGCCACGACGTTTTCCAGCCGGTGGCCCCACTCGATCGCGGCTCTACCGGACAGATCCTTGCCGCCCTCACGCTTGGTGTGCCAGACGCTGAACGCCGTATCGTATTCGCTGATTCCAATCAGCGCGCCAACCTCAGACCCGCCAATGCCGCCCTGACGAGCCTCGAGCCAGCGCTCACGACCCGCGCACTCCGGCAGGATCAGCGACGCCGGGGAGCCAGGAACCTGAGCGAATCGGTGGGCCGGGTGGGGACAGCCGAGCCGTCCCCCGGACCGGGCCAGGTGGTGCTCCACCGAGCCCGGTTCGAGAGTGATCGTCATGGTCCCTCAGTCCTCGTAACAGCGGTAAACGCCGTGGTGCATCTCGTAGGCGTACTTGTCCAGGCCGTCATCTTCCGGGTAGCTGGCCGCGTGCCCGGCCGGGACGCTGGCCAGCAACTCGTCCAGCATCGGCCCGAGGTCCACGACCACGGTCCGGGCCGTGCTGAAGGTGTTGACCTCGCCCATGACCTCGGCCGTGACCAGCAGACGGCCGGACGACATCAGCCACTCGGCCAGGTCGTCCGAGCTGACCCCGTTCGGGGAGTTCTTGCCGGTCAGGTACCAGGCATCGGCGGCCTTCAGCCCGATGTACGTGTACGGTTTGCTCCGGCCCAGCGTGACCGCCAGCGCCAGCACGGTGCCGTCAGCCAGCTCCCCGAAGTCCGGCATGGCCCGCAACGCTTCCAGGTGCCGGGCCTTGCGCGCGATCTCGCGCTCCAGGTCGGCCTTACGCTTCTCGATGCCCACGTCTGGGTCACCCCTCCATCTTGATTTTGGTCAGTGACTCCCGGTTGAGCGCCGGGAGGTCGAGCACCGGCTGGCCCAGGTGGTCGTTGGCGGCCACCCAGAGCCAGAACGCATCGCACTCGTTGTCGTTCGGGAACTCCTTGCCCGCCCGCTTCATCGCGGCCAGGGCCATCGGAATCTTGTCGCCGGTTCCCTTGCCAGTGGCGTACTTCTTCAGGCTGTTCGGCATCAGCGTCCCGTACGGGATGCCCATCTCCACGAGTTGGAGCCGGACCACGCCGTGCACCATGCCGCTGATGACCGAAGTGAAGGACTTGGCCGTAGGAGCCTCCAGTAGGGCCAGCGCCGCACCCTCGGCGTACTCTCGTACCGCGTCCCGGATCTGGACCAGTCGCCCGTCCTGGTGCTTGGGGTTGGTCCGGATGACGTGAGTGCACACGGCCCCCTCGACCGTGTGCGCCACGCCGGTGCCGGTGATGCTGAGGTCCAGCCCGATGACCTTGACAGTCATCTGTCAGGCCCGGCAGTCGTACAGGTGCGGCGGGTTGTGGTTCGCGCAAGAGCGCGGATCCCGCTCAGCCCGGTTGGGGAGTGAGCGGATGACAGCCGCCGCGTCTTTCCCGACGCGGTCGATCAGGCCCGGCGTCTCGGCCAGCGCGGCCTCGGCCTGGTCCCGAATGTCCAGGCCCTTCAGCCGAATCAGGACGCTGGACAGCTCGATCACGTCCATCTCGACGTGCAGCTCATCCATCCCGACCTGGAGCCCCGTGACCTCGGCGGTCAGCTCGAACACCGCGCAGACCCGGGGCAGGCCCGGCAGGAAATCCCTGCCACCAACCGGGACCTCCCGCCGCAAGTACTCCCACTGAGCCAGGCTCAAGTCGTTGATCTTCACCTTGACGTGCATCGGCGCTCCCCTGGGGCTTGTTTTGTTCGGTCTGGTAAAACCTTACCGTATCGACTGCAAAGTATGCAACCCCGGGGAGCGCCGATGTTCAGACGCTTTCTCCCGGCCACGGGTAAGCCGAGAGCGTCCCCAGATTGTCCACGACCTCCTGAACAGTCAGGTCGTAGCTCTCAGGCAATGTCTCCAGCCCCTGGACGTACCGGGCGAGCCCGGCCTTGAGCGTGGTCGGCTCACCGTCCATCAAGTCCAGGACGGCCTCGTGGTCCATGCTGATCATCGCGTCGGCCATTTCGGCCACGATCTCCCGAGACTCGCCGGTCTCGGCCATCGTGGCCCGGATGGCGCGCTCCCGGGCCACGGCCCGGACCACGGCGTCCAGGTTCTCAGTCCCCGCCAGCATGGCCTCCACTTCGTTCATGTCAACCGCCCAGCTCATCCCAGCACCTTGCCCATGAAGATCCCGATACTGGTCGCGATCTTGACCACGAAGTTGGCGAACCCGGTCGGGCTGGCGATCAGCCAGATCAGCGCAAGCACGATCACGACGACCAGCCACCTGGGCATTCCCATCGATCTTCCTCCCTTAAGAAGTGGGCCTCTCCCACCATGGATTACATTACCGTCATGCCTGCTAAGTGTCAATCCCGTTCGCGACATCAGTCCTGGGGATCTCATAGCGCCCGGTACAGGCGCTGGGGTATCTCCTGCACAGGCGTAGGACTGACCCTGCCAGGAGCGCTCTCAGGCCGATACGAAGGCGACCCCCGCCCTCGGGGGAGGGTAGGGGTCGCTCTGGCGCTGACGGGTCTCTCAGTCAGCCGCGCGGAACACGCTGTCGCAGTCCTCGCAGGAGATGACCCGCTTGTCGAGCACCTTCCGGCTGGCCCGGATGATGTTCGGTTCCTCGCAGTTGCACGTGGCTTTGATCGGGCCGCTCTGGGTCTTCTTCTCGTCCTCGCCCTTGGGGGCCTTGCCGGTGATCTTCTCGCCGCCCTTGTCGTCCTCGTCGGCCGAGCCGCCCAGCCAGAGGGGGAGGTGGCACGTCAGTTTGATCTCGCGGTCCAGTTCCTCCAACAGGTCGGCGTACTTCTCCACGGTCCGCTCGGTCAGCGTGACGAACGAGTACCCGTGCGAGCTGTCGGCGCTGGCCGCCTTGTGCTCCAGGCCCAGCTCCTCGGCGGCCTTCTTGAACTCCTTGTTATGCCAGCGGCCCTGACGGCTGGTGTCCTGGATGCCCCGGACCTTGGAGATCGTGTGCGCGGCCTCGTGGATCATTGTCTGGAGCACCTGGCGCGCACCCTTGGCCAGCGCCTCCCCGGCCAGGAAGAGTTCGTGGCGGCGCTCCTGGTCGGCCTTCCAGCCGTCTGCCCGGAAGTGGCCCCACTTGGACCCGCCGATCAGGCCGGATCCGGTGATGATCACGACCTCCGGAAGCTCCGGGTGGTTCTCGCGGATCCGGCCCCACACCCGCTCCAGCAGTGCGACGACGGTCGATCCGGTGTGGTTCTCGGTGGTCTCGGTCTGAGCGGTCATCTCGGGCTCCTCGGTGTCGTTCTCAGTGTTGAGAACAACTTTACCGTCATGACTGTGAAGTGTCAAGTCCTCAGCCAGGGCCAGTTCGTGGTCCTCCTCGATCAGCTTCCGGCTGGTCTCGTCCGACCAGTCGTTCTCGGCCGGGCACTCCGGGCACAGCATCCGGCGACGCGCCGGGGCCGTGGCGTGCCAGAAGTTGGCGCACCCGGCCGTGGTGGCCTCGTGGGCCTCGTCCATCTCAGTGACCAGTGCGGCCGGGGTGGCGATCTCCTCATCGGCCAGCGGGTACGCCTCGTACACCTTGTCCAGCTCCAGGGCCTCGACGTGCGCCCGCTTGATCCCGGCCGCGTCCTCGGGAGCCAGGAACATGGTCTGGATCGGAGCGGCCTCGAACGTTCCGGCCGAGGTGATGATGACGTACTTGCCGCGAGCCTCGTACGGCCCCTGAGCGGCCCGGAAGAGCTTGCCCAGCACCTGGGCGACCTGGACGCCTTCCCCGGTCTTGGTGTCGCTCGGCCGGACTGTGCCGTCCGCGCTGACCTTGACGATGATCCGGTTGCCGGTCTGAACGTTGCTGGCGTTGATCTTGCCCTTGGCGGTCATTTCGATCTCCCTTGGTTCGGTCTTCCTTGCTGCTGAGAACTACTTTACAGGCTTGACTGTGAAGTGTCAACCGGTCGGGCCGGGATTTCTCCCGGCCCCTCGGCGTCGGTCAGCGCGCTCGGCGGGTGGCGACCTTGCGGACTTTCAGGATCACCAGGCTGGATCCCAGGCGGCCCGCCATCTCTTGCAGGGTCTTCAGCTCGGCCATGGTCATCGTGGCCGGGGCCATCTTCTCGCCGCTGATGCTGTAGGTGACTGCGATGTTCTCGATCATGGCTGGCTCCCTGGTGTTTGCCGTTGTCTTGCTGACACGACAAACATTACAGGCATGACTGTGCACTGTCAACCCTACAGCCATGCCTGTGATGTAAGCCACAGCACGTTGACAGTGCACAGTCATGCCTGTAAAGTAATTCTCATGAGCGGGGCACACGGCCCGGCCGGGGAGGGATGAAGAGATGAGCAGCGAGAAGCGCGCCAAGGGCAAGCTGGTCCGCAAGGTCGAGAAGCTGGACAAGGCGTGGCGCGCCGGGGGCCGTCAGGAAGGCCGGACGGAGAACGACCTGGCAATGAACCTGGGCCGCGCGGCCCGGGCCGGGCTGGGCCGCAAGAGCCGTCAGGTCCAGAACCGCAACGCAGCCACCTGGACTCAGCGCAGCGGCTGGGAAGGGTTCTGATACGACGGAGCCCCGGCCGGGACCTGAGTGGTCAACCGTGCCGGGGCCTCGTGGTGCGGTCTCTCAGATGGTCGCGCCGACCAGATCGGTACGCGCGCCCTGGCCGGGCCGCTCGGCCTTCCAGCGGTCCAGCTCGCTCTTGAGGAACACGGGCAGCAAGTACTGCCCCTCGATCGTCTTGTCCGGCTGGGCCACCGGCCCGATTCCCCGGGCCACGTAGCTGGAGAGCGTGTTCCGCTTCAGTCCCAGGTACTCGGCCGCTGGACCGTAGCCAACGAACGTCTCGTCCTTCAGCTCCTGGTTCTCCACGGTGTCACCTTCTCTCATTGGATCTTTAGAACCGACTATACAGGCACGACTTTTGATTTGACAATCGGCAGATTTCCGGTTGACACTTCACAGTCAAGGCTGTAATGTAGTGGATAGTGGAGAAGGCCCGGCCCTCACTTCCCCGAGGACCGGGCCTTTTCGTCATCGTGGGGAGGGACAGCCCCGGCTGGAGTAGTACGTCCGCATCGCAGTGCGTACGGTCCGGCTGCGTTCTCCGGCCGGACCGGCCACCGGCTCCGGGCCGGACAGGAAGACACCGATCATCGTGCACATGTCCCGGTCCTGCTGTCGCTGATTCCGCCAGATCGCGAGGCTGAGCAGGCTGAAGATCATCAGAATCCCCAGGCCCCAGGCCAGCAGGATGGTCCAGACCCGGCCCGGGATCGCCCAGTCGGACAACCGTGTCACGACTCAGCTCCCGAGGGCTCGATGGACGGCCCAGGCAGCGGTGAGGACGAGAGCTCCGGCTGTTCCCCCGGTGGCAACGGCAATCTGCCCCGAGTACCTGGCCCGGAGAGCCAGAGCCTGAGAAAGCCGGGACCCATCATCGTTGCCGCGCTGATCAGCATCAGGGGCCACGGTCCAGCCGTGATCACCGTATACGTACCCCACCCCCCGCCGAGAACGA